TGTTACCAGTGGACTCCCAACACCTGCCGCTGCTGCTGATGCCGTTGTGGTTGACGCTGCCTCTGAGTACGCCACCCGCGTGCTCGGTATCCCTGCAGCTACTTACGACGCAGGAAAGACAACTGCTTAGTCGCGGTTGCTACACCTGAAAACAAACCCCCTTTTCAATTACTGAAAGCAAAAAATGACCGGTCGCGTTGATAACCCTACCCTGAGCCTCCCCGAAAAAGTTCGTGCACTGTTGACGTCGTTCATCGGCATTTTCAAGGGTTCCCTGGCGCAGGCCCCTTCGAATGCAATGAAATTTGCAACCAAGGTGCCTTCGACTTCTGTCTCCAACACGTACGCATGGCTTGGCCAGTCGAGCGTGTTCCGCGAATGGGTGGGTCCTCGTGTTGCGCAATCCGTCGCGAAGTTCGCGTACATGATTACCAACAAAACCTTCGAAATGACGCAAGTTGTTCCTAAGGAAGCCATCGAAGACGACGAAGTTGGCATCTACAGCCCTTTGGTTGCCGACATGGCCGAAAGCGCAATGCGCCACGTGGATGAGCAAATCTTCGGTGCCCTGAAAAACGGTGCCACTGGCCTCTGCTACGACGGCCTGCCTTTTTTCTCGGAAGTGCACCCACGCGAGTTTGACGAGCAAGGTGTTGCGGTTGTAGGCTCCCCGACTTTCTCCAACTTCCTGGCTGCTGAAGCTGGCGCAGAAGGCCCAGCTTGGATTGTGGCATGCACCGCACGTCAAATTAAGCCGGTGATTTACCAAGAGCGTAAGGCTCCGGTGTTTGTCGCCAAGACCCTCCTGACAGACGAGTCCGTGTTTAACAACAACGAGTTCAAGTTCGGTGCTGACAAGCGCGACGCAGTTGGTTACACCCTGCCACAGTTGGCCGTGATGTCCGACCTGCCCCTGACTGCGGACAACTTCGCCGCTGCTGTGGCCTTGATTGAAGGTGCAGTTGGCGACAAGAACAAGCCTCTTGGCCTGACTGTGACTGACTTGATTGTGCCTACTACCCTGCGTACGGCTGCTATGAACATCCTTGCAACCGACACCGTCGGCAAGAACGGCGCTCAGACCAACATTTGGAAAAACTACGCCGCTCTGACTGTTACTCCGTACATGAACTAAGTACTGAAAACCACGCACCCCGAAGGGGCTGGGGCCAAAAGCCTTAGCCCCTTTCACATTGGAGACAAACAAATGACACAAAAGATTGCATGCGATGGAGTCCGCTGGACCTGCCGCGTTAGCCCCTCGGCGCCGGACGTGCCGGAGGTGATGATTCTGCCCACTGCCAATGAATCAACTATCGCCGTTGGCGTGTGGCCCGCAGGGGGTGAGTTGCTGGCTGGCGCGGTGCTGGTCGAGTTCTCGGCTTCCTCTGCGGCTGATATCAAGGCAAACGATGCGCATTGGGTCCCGGCTGTGGGCTTGTCCGGGACTAACCTGCCCGGGGTCGTGTCCGAAGCGACGCTCGACGTAATGCCAGGCCCTGTAACTGCCGTTCGCGTGACTGCTTACAACGCTGGTGGCTTTGTCGAAATCGTGCAAGGGGCATAACTATGAGCGCTTTCAAGCCAACAACCGTTGCACAGACTCAAATCGATTTGCTGGTCTCTGACGGAGACGCAGCAGTACTGAAGACCGCGCTGGAAGGCGCAATCTCCACGACTCAAACTGCTATCACGAACGCGGTAGCGCCCAAGGCCACGAGTGTAGAAGTCGCTGGCGTATCGGCATTGGCAGCACAGGGCTTCTTGGACACCGCGTCTGTAGTTGCACCAAAGGCAACAAGCGCGGAAGTCGCGGATTTGTCTGCTTTGGCCACACAAGGCTTTCTCGATGTCGCCACGGCAATCGCCGGCCAAGTCGTTGTTGCAGAAACTGGAAACACTGCGGTCACAACCGCACAAACCGCGATTACTACGGCAATCACTACAAGCGAAGAGAACGTTCTGATTGGTGTCGAAGGCCTAGTCGGCGCCAACGCAGTCGATGTCAAAGACACTGTTCTTGCGGCAATTGCCGCGGCTGGGCCGCAATCTGGTGATATCAAACTCATTGCTAACAGCACTGGTCTTGCGCCGACCGGCTACACGCGCGCTAGCGGTGTCTTTGCACCGATAAGTGGCAGCTATGACCAGTGCCGATTCTGGTTCGGCACGTATGCCGTTCCGGCTGCGGCAACTGCCGCAAACAACAGCAGCCACATCTTCGCTATGCCTTGCGGTGGCGGCGGTACCGCGTACAACCTGAACACCGGCGCTACTTACAGCACCACGTCGAATCCAGGCGGAGGGGGTTCCGGCGGAAGCTGCGGGCTAGTGGCCAATGCTGACTACGTCTACTCGTTCGGCGGCGTTAACGCTGCTGCTTCACTGCTGTATGCAGACGTGAGACGCTACAGCATTGCTGGCAACACATGGGGCTCACTCGTATCGTTGCCGGCTGTTCGGCACAAAGCCACTTGCGGTGAACTGGGCAACGGCAACTTTGCAGTAGTCGGCGGTCTTAGCGCTGCTGCTATGACTATTGCGAACATGACCGAGACGATGTATGTGCTGAACCCGACTACAAACACAATCGTTACCACGGTCACCCTTGGTTTCCGCTCGTTTGATGGCCGTAGCTTGAAGCTAGCCAACGGCTCACTGCTGGTCTGGTTTGCTGCAAACATGACGACAAACGGCCCCGGCGCTGGCAGCGCTTACGTTGCGACCACCCGTGCGTTCATCATTGACACGGCGTACAACGTGACCGAAGTTGATGGGCTCGGCGGTCTGGTGGCGTATGAACTGGCAGATGGACGAGTGGTCTCAATCTGGAGCACTCCTGCCTCGTCTCGCGTGCATGACTTCACGCAAGCCTTGGGCGCGCAGTCTAGCCCGTACGTGTTGAACGCAACTGGGTTGGCTCTCGGCGCGGCTAACGCTTGGCAAAGCATGCAAGTGATGGCTGGTCCCGCGGGCGCCGGTCAGCTGCCTTGCCCCCACGCTACGCTGTCACCGATGTTCTCAACTCGCACGGCAGCGGCACACCCTGCACAGTCTTTCTACGTCTACAAAGTCTAAGGAGGAGCCCATGGACTACCTTGTCAACATCTACGCTAGCCCCATCGGGGGCTTCGGATACACCGTCATCTCGACTGACGGCACTGTGAGCATTACGCAAGACTTCATGCCTGGGGTTAGCGGCTTTGTGCCCATGACAGAGGCTGAAGCACAGGCACAGGCCGACGCCGAAGTGAGCCGGCTCACTGCTCCGCAATAAGTGCTTTGCTACACAGAGCACCAATAACTTAAGGCGCCGCCTATGAAAACAATTCTCTCCCTGGCTCTCGTAGCGCTTGCGCTCGTGGGCTGTGCATCGACCAACGACTACGCGCAATACGCGCAAGCAGTGGCCGCTGTCGAGTCCGCAAAGCACACGGCCGACGCTGCCCGATATACTGCCTTGGCTCGCATTGCCGACAGCGGTAGCGAAGCAGCCAAAGTAGCCGCGGTTATGTCGCTGTCTCTGGCCAACGGGCAAAGCAGTGCAGGGCAATCCGCTGGTGTGCAGGCTCCGCAGGCATCGAGCGCGCTGCAATGGGCGCAAGTGCTTGTGCCTGGCTTTACGCAAATGGCCAGCATCGCTGCAAACATGCGAGTGGCTACTGTGCAAAGCAACAACGCAACCGCGGTGGCAGTAAGTACTAATGGCACGTTCCTGGGCATAGCCGGGAAGATTCAGGCGCCCGCAGCCAACGTGACCACGACTACTACGACGAGCACAGACACCGCAACGACACTGAGCGGAACTGGTGTGCTGGGTAGCGGCACTTACTCGCCGGCCGACAGCCACGACGCGACGGCTACGACGCTAAGCGGTACAGGCACTCTGGGCAGCGGGCCCTACACGACGCCTACGCCAACAGTTATCACCCCTGTGACCCCTACGGTTCCGGTCGTGATTACTCCCGTCACGCCCACGGTGCCAGTTGTTATCGTTCCGGCCCCCGCTCCCGCCCCGGTCCCCGCGCCTGTGACCCCGTAAGCCTCTCGCGCCCTTCAAAGGCCCCCAACGCGGGGCCTTTTCTATACCTTATGCCACCAATTCTCGGAGGCAAAAGGTACCCATGACCAAGGAAACTTTACTCATCCGACAAGTCGCGCACAACAGCTTTGAAATCAACTGTGCAGGCGTGACTTACAAGCCGACAAACGACACAACGCATGTTGGCGCTCTCATCTTTGCATTGCGACCGACGGCAGTCGTTACTGATGACAAACGCTGTTCTCGCACATTCGCGGTAATGGCAGCGTACGCCGTAGCGTGTCTCAAGGGGCATGTGAACGGCCGGACGCTCCCGGACGACGTGCTGGAGCGCTGGGCTTGGGGTGCTATTGACTTAGCCCCGAATGCAGCAGCCGCGGCGGACGTTCGTTGGCGCATCGAGCACGCGCTAGTGCTGCCGCGCTACGCGCTCAACTACTAAGACTGATTCACGATTCTTCAAGAAAGCCTGCCCCGTGGGGCAGGCTTTTTTTGCAAGCGATGCTCTGTGAAAAATATTTACACAAATATTTCGCAAAAAGTGCAGTTTTGAGGGGTTTCGCTTATATCCGGTTGCTATACGAAGCATGAGAAACAGAAATCGCTCTGGTTCCATACAACCTCTCAAAGAAACGGACTCTCAAATGACAACAAACACCACTGCCCAAGCCCTTGACCTCGCTCGCGCCTGTGTCGCCTACGACGACGCAATCCGGGCTTGCGCGAACGACCCTGCCCGCATGACTTCGTTCTCGACTGCCGCGGGTGACGACTTGGACGGCCTTTACTTCGCTTGGGCTGAAAAAGCCCGCGCCTTGATTGCAGGTCAGGGGGAAGTTCCCGCAGCTGCCTCGGACAACTCCGGACAACTTGGCGGCATCGCACTGGCTCCAGCGCCCGGCGACTGGCAGGCACGGGAAGACGAGTGCATCAAGCAGATGAGAGCCCAAGGGTATAGGCCTACTCCTGAATTCAAGAGGCTCGTTGAGCGAGCGGGAGGCTAAGCATGAAAGCAATTCAAGCCAAACTGTGGGACGGAGCCTTAGCATTTACGTACCCCTGCGACACCCCGTTTACAGTGTCAAGGCTAGGCCATGACGCCGCGCAGAGGCTGTACCGCATGATTGGGTGCTATTCAGAGGCTATCTTGGCCTGCGGCTACAACGATGACGAAATACTTGCCATGTTGTTAGATGGAAGTCTCGACAGCGCTGCAAACCCCGACGCGGGACTCCGTCGGTTCAATGACGAGATGCGCGGTTTCCTTCGTAAAGACGGACAATATGCAGAGCAGCTGAAGGAAGCCATAGCCGAAGCTGGCGGCTGGACGGACGGACGCACTGACGATAACGGAGAGTTAATTGTCATGCCGCTGGAAGACGCCTTGGCTATGTACGGAATTGCGCAAGGGGGTGCAGCATGAAAATCAGCGAATTGATTTCAAAGCTGCAAGAGGTGCAGGCGGAGCATGGGCCGGATTGCTACGTGCTCGCTCAGAAAGCGTCTGTTTATCAAGGACTACAAGAGTGCACCGACCTTAACTGTGCCACCCTGTACGATTGTGGCGAGTGGGCAGGCTGGCAAGTGGAGCCTGTGCCAGACAGCGGAGACCCTATCGTTTGTGTCTGGTTGGACTGACAACAAAGCCTCTGGAAACAGGGGCTTTTCTATTTAAGCGTGCATATAAGCGCGCGGTGACTATACGAAGTAAGCACCGTGGGAAACGGTTTGGCACTCGTCTTCGAAGCGAGCAGCCGGGGGTTCGAATCCCCCTCCACGGTGCACCATACTGCGTTCGTCTATCGGTTAGGACACCCGCCTTTCACGCGGCCAAGAGCGGTTCGATTCCGCTACGCAGTGCCAAGACAGCCCATGCAGGTTAAATGCAACAACCCGCATTGGCTACACAGTGCATGAGCACAACAATCTTCATCATCGCCGCCGACCTGGACACGTTCGTCACGTCCGACGAAAAAACACGTCTGACTGCTGGCGCCGCCGGCTCCCTCGCGCGATACGCTCAAGCCATCGATGACGCTAACAGCGAAGTAGCTTGCTACGTCGGAGCGAAGACCCTTGCTTCCATCCCCGGCGCATTAAAGCGCCACGCTTGCGCTATCGCGCGCTACTCGCTTTGGAAAGACAACGCGTCGCCGAAGATTAAGGAAGAGTACGAGCACGCGATGGCTTTCTTGAAGCTTGTTGCCAATGGCACGATTTCTCTACCCCTGGTGCCGGACCCCGAAGTACCTGAAAGCAGCGGATTGGGCGTTTACTGGACGGCTAAGCCTAGTCGTTTTGATGGCACTGCGTACTAACAGCGGTTGAGCCTATGACAGTGATAACCGTCACCGATGTTGGGGTAAGTGCAGCGCTCCGGGCAATGATGGCCCAGCTGAGCGACTTGACGCCAATTTACAAGGCCATCGGCTCCAAACTCGAGCGCAACGTAAACCTGCGCTTCGACACCAAGACAGACCCGGCGGGCAAGGCCTGGGCGGCATGGGCTCCCAGCACTGCTGCTGCGCGCAAACAGGAGGGCCGCGGGACGCTCTTGGAATACACCGGGCGCATGCGCGACAGCCTGACGTTCCTCGCTGACGGCACGGGCGTTGAAGTTGGTTTCGGAGTGGACTACGCCAAGTTTCACGAGCAGCTGACGCCCGGCGAGGGCCACCTCCCTCAGCGCGCCATGCTGGCCCTGAACGGTGAACTCAGCCAGGGCGACCTGGACGACGCGCTTTCCGCGGCGATGACCGCGCTCCGCAAGAACTTGAAAGCAATGGGAATCACATGAACTACCTCGCTGCACAGCCAGCCATGGTCGCGCGCCTGCGGGACCAACTGCCTGACACCCTGCCCGTACGCACGGCAATTGACATCACCCAGATTCAGGCCCAGGCCCTCGCAAGCAACCCGGAGGTCTGGGTTGTGTTCCATCGCGACCTAGTTTCTGACCACAGCCGCAACCGCACGCTAATGCAGCAGCAATTTGCGGTCGTGTACCTGGCACCCGGGAACCTGCAAGACCTTGAGCGGGACGGCGAAGCGCTGACGCAGATTACTCAAGCGCTGGCCGGCTACGACGCGGGGATTGACGGCCTGGGCGAGTTTCAGCGCGTCGGCTCTATGACCCCTCAATCCTGGCCAGACGCTGGACTTGTGGCCTACGGCATGCTTTTTGGCGTTGCCCTGGACCTCTAACCCCTCGTGGCTATACGCGCCATAACCCTCCATTTACTTCCGAAAGCACACAAATGGCATTGACCCCAAAACTGATGAGCCTTAAGGGCGACATTTCCGCCCGTGTCTATGGCTCGACCGGCCCGTACAAGCCTTTCCTGAACGCAGTTTCGGCCACGTTCTCCATTGCTGCAACCTCGATTAAGCAAAAGTCCAACGGCAACGTCCCTGGCACCCTTGCCGAAGACGAGACCGACCTGGAAGCGACCTTTGAAGCCGCGCTGCAAAGCCGTCACAAAGAGAACGTGCAGAAGTTCCTGCGGACAAATATCGTGGAGCGCGTGGCGGGCACTGCCATTGCGTTTACCTTGCCTGTCGGTGCGGTTGGCGACATTGTGTACCTCGGAAAGAACGGCATCTCGAATGCAGTGTTTGGCACCAAGGTTGCAGGCGTGGACTACGACCTGCTGCCAAAAACTGGCCAAATCACCTACAAGACTGCGTTTACCGCGACTGTGGCGGGCACGTTCGACCACTCTGCAAACACCCAACACGGTGTATTGGCCAGCCCCGCCCCTGAACTGGAACTGCTGTACACAAACGAAAAGTCCGGCGAGACCCTGGTGCTGTATCGCTTGAAGTTGTCCCCCGCCGCGTCTTACGCGCTGATTGAAGACGGCACCAACTACGCGAACAGTACCCTCAAAGGCACCGTGTTGCTGGACCCAACCGCTGCCACTGACGAAGACCTCGGCCAGTACGGTCGGCTCACGGTAGCCGCCTAAAGGCCCTAGGTGCAAACAGCAACTGTTCGCACCTCCCTCCTACCGCCCCGGGTCTCGCTGGTCCTGGGCGGTAGTTCTGTTTCTGTCTCACGTTTGACCACAGAGCAGACCCTGGTGTTGCTGCCAGACTTGATAGCCCTTGTAGGGGCAGTATCGGCCTCTGGAGGCACGCAAACCATCGGGCAGGTTATAGCGCAGCACGAGGCGTCTGTACTGCGTATTGCGGCCGTTTCGCTTGGGTGGGAGGTCGGTGCTGTTTCCAAGTTGAAATCACGAGACTTTGGCGCTCTGATTGAGGCGCTCATGGCCGTCAATGCCGACTTCCTGTACCGCGTCCCCGTGGTGGCTCCGCCTGAGCCAAAGCGACGGGTTATGGGCGAGCCCGAGGCTGGCGCCGACGAAGAGAGTGGAGAGGGGCAGGAGCCGCGCGCGTTGACAGTTGAAAACAGTGTGCTTTTCATTGAGCGTCTAGTTGATGACCTACGCGCGGCGATGGTATGCACCAAGCGCGAGGCCCTTGATAACACCCTTGCTGACAACCTTGCCCTCTTCGACGCTCTGGGGCGTCGCGAGGCGCGCGAGCAGCTGGCTCGCATCGATGCACTCCAAAGCGCAATCGCAGCGGCATTCTCCGAAGATGCCGGAAAAGCTGTCCAGGCGCACACTGCAAAACTGACTGAGCAGGCCGGCCTTGGCCGCCAGGCTACCTACACAAGTGACATACCGATTGTTCACTTGTGAGGGCGCATGTCCGACTTAAAAGTATCTTTCAAAGTCTCCGCTGATACCGGAGACACTGCAAAACGAATAGCCGAAATTGAGCGAGCCATCAAGGGGCTCGGAGGCACTGGCACGTCCATCGTTGACCCCACCAAAAATCTGCGTATCGGGGCGGGCCAGACTGCCGGGGTAGTTGACACTCTCATCTCGAAGATGGTCGGGTTCAAGGCGGCAGTGCTATTAGCCGCCGGCGCAGCTGCAAATTTCTTGATGGGCTCCGCTACTGCTGCAAGCCAACTTGAAAGTTCGTTCAAGAACCTGCAGACGCTCGCTAACAATACCGGTGTGTCGTTCAAAGACGCCTGGGCTATCGTTGACGCCACCGCTGCTAACGGCATGGTCACACGCAAAGAAGCGACTGACCAGCTGCGCGCGTTGATTTCTGCGGGGTACACAGACCTTCAGCAAATCAAAGAAATGGTCGAGACGGCAAATAAGTTGGCGCTGGCGTTTCCCAAAGCCGGTGCCACTCCCGGGCAAGCTGTGCAGGAGGCGTTTGACGGGTTTCGCCAGGGGCTGTCGAACAAGACCGACAACTTCGGCATGACCGACAACCTGGACGACATTTACAAGAAATACGCCAGAACAATCAACAAAACGGCGGACTCGCTGAATCAGCTTGAAAAGAACCAAGCATTCGCAAACGCCGTCATCGAATTCGGTAAGCAAAACCTTGCGGGCGCAACAGAAAAAGCCAACAAATACGAACAGGCTACTGCAAAGCTGGGCCAGGCCTGGGGAGACTTTAAGGTCCGCATTGGCGATGGAGTCGCACCTTTGCTTACCTCCATCGCCAATGCAATGACGGGCCTCGTCGGGCACATGAGCGGGCTTGGAAACATGCTTGGTGTGGCAGCTGAGGGGTTCCGGCTCCTGGTAGCCGGCGGCAAGACGTTCCTCGGGCTGTTCTCAGGCGACAGCTGGGCGAAAGTTAACTTAAAGATAGGCCAAATGGCCGAGAGCGTCGCCTGGGGCACTTCACGAATTCTCAGCGGAACCGTAGTCGGAAATCTTCTGGGAATCCCCGAGGGGCTTAAGGGCGAAAATGCTGGGCCGACGGCCGGAACCAGCGTCCAAAGCACCCCCAATACGTCTGCCATTGCTGCCAACCGCAAGAAGCAGCAGGACATGATTGACGAGTCAGACGCAAAGGCCTACGCAAAGAAGCTTGAGCAAGTGAAAGCCACTGCCTCGGCGGTGGATAACGCGGAACTCGATGAGTTAAAGGCCGGCAACGACCGCAAAGCAGCAGTCATCGCCAAAAATCTTGAAGCCCGCAAAATCACCGCCGTAGAAGCTGCCCGTGAGACCGGTCGCTTGCAGACCGAGGTCCTGGTAAAAACCGAGCAAAACTTGGCCGCAGAGTCAGAGCGCATCAAGAAAGCACGCGCCGGCAACACGAAGGGCGACGGCTCCGCTTTTGACTCGGATATGGCGGAAAAGCTGACCGCGGAGGAAGCGGCGCTGCAAGGAAGGCGCCTAGCCGCCATGCAGGACACCAAGAAAGCGCAGATTGACACGCAGCGCGAAATGTCGGCCGCGCAAAAGCAAATGGCCCAGGAAGCGGCTGGCGTGCTCGCGACCACTTTTCAGGCGCAACTGGACACGGAGCAGACCGCGTTTGAAGCAGCCCTATCGCTGAAGAAGGCTGACCTAGACAACGCCCTGGAAGCACGGCTTATCTCCCAGCGCGAGTACTTTGACAAAGAGAAGGCTTTGGGCCTGGCATCGGTGGACGAGGAAGAACGCCAAAATAGGGCGAAGCTGGCTAACGCCCTGAAGCTGCAAGCGATGGCCACCAACCCGCAGGAGCGGGCGTCCGCCGCCGCAGAGGTTGCAAAGCTTAACGCTCAGATTGCGGCTAGCACCACAAAGCGCGCGACAGCTGAAGTCGAGGCCTTGACCAAGGGCTTGGCGCTCGAAGAGCAAATTAAATCCGCTCGTGCAGGGCTCGTGCAAAAGGGCCTTGAAATCAAAGGCGACCTCCTCGGTGGCGAGTTAGCAGCCATTGACGAAAACCTTCGCCAGTTTGAGCGTCAATTCGCCGGCCAAGGTGAACTTATTGCACAGCGCCAGGCTATCGCTAACGACGAGCGCCAGATGGCGCAGTTCAATGACCAAAAGCGCCGTCTTGACGACAAGGTGAACGCGGAGTCTCTAGCCGAGCAGCGTATCAGCCGCTTGGTGCAGAACGGCCAAATGACGCAGATTGAGGGCGACCGTGCCATGCTCAAGGCCCGGCTCGAAGCTGGCGCAGCAATCGAGGAGAACGCTGTGGCTTTGGAAGGCCTGGCAAAGATGTACCCCGACAACGCGCAATTGCAATCTGTGGCCGCGTCAGCACGTGAGGCCGCCGACGCGCTGAAAGGCAGCCTGGACACGCTGGCAACAGGCTTTAACCGCGACATTGCCGACACAATCGGCGAGCGGATTGAGGGCTGGACCAACGGCATCCACAGCTTCGGAGATGCTGTGCGAGGCGTGTTTGCGGACGTCTTCGGAAATGTTGCCAAGAAGTTTCTAAAAGCGTTCACCGACGACCTGTTCGTAGCGCTGAATTCGTCAGGGGGCCAGGGCGCAGGCGGGTTTTTGTCGGGGCTTTTCAAGAGCGGTGGCGGCAGCGCAGGCGCCAGCGGTGGCGGGGGGTTTCTCAGCGGCATCGCGAGCATGTTCGGCTTTGCCGACGGCGGCTACACCGGGCGCGGGGGCAAATATGAGCCGGCAGGGGTCGTGCACCGAGACGAGTTTGTGTTTAACCGCGAGGCTGTGGCCGCTATCGGGCTACCTGCACTGTATGCCGCGATGCACAACAAACGATTGCCGCAGTTGTTTACAGGTGGCTCCCCGGGGCAGTCGATGCCGTCCCTGGCCAGCCTTCCGAGCGCGAATGTTAACAATGATATTCACATTGCGCCGAACCTGTTCTTTGACCTGGACGACCTTGCTAACAAGCTTGGGCGTAGGCCGCAGTTCGAACGAGATATTGTGCGGGTGTCCATAGCAAATCAAGGGAAGATTGGCAGATAAGTAGCCGTCGAGTCGGGCTGGGGCGTTGCAAGAGTGACGCCCCTTTTCTTTTGCTGTGCCTCCCTACACAGAGTATGCCAACTCCCTTCGTCTTCTCCGCCCCTCGAAATGGTCGCTCACCCGTCACAGAACGGCTCGAGTGGCTATCTGACGTGCAGATAGCCAGAAACGGCACCGAGGCGCGCAGCGACCGCCGAGCCTACCCGCGGCACACTTACAGCTTTGAGATTTACGCGACCTCCGCGATTGCGCGGGCGTGCCTGGAGGCTCTTCGTACAGAGTCCACTTTTTCAGTTCCTCTGTGGCCTCATGTGTTCGAGCGACCGGACCTTGCGTCTGATGTAGCAGTCTACGGCCCCGCGTCCGTCCTACAGCTTGACCAGCTGACCGGGGCATACGCGGCGGGCTCCGGGGCATTTGCATGGGATGCCGCATACAGCATTGCAGCCCCCTTGGCGGTTGCGCGCTTTGCCGGTTCGCAACGCTCGATTTCGCACGTACTCGCCGGCAAGATTGCAACAGCGCAGGTGTCCTTCCGGCTCGAAGACTTTCGCGAGAACGCCGGCCCATATTGGGGGCCCACGTCTTCGACGTATGAAGAAATGGTTCTCTTCGACGTGTTCACCGAATCAGGGGGTGGGCTGGCGGAGCAAATTAACGACGACTCAAACACATTCGAAAACGGCCACCGAGACTTGTACGAGAGCCGCTTTCGAGAGCGCGTTTACACAGCAAACGTCGTGCTTAACACCCGCGCCAAAATTCTGGCCTTTCGTCAGATGCTCTTCTTAGTTAAAGGCCGCCTAACGCCCCTGCGTTGGACCGCCCCGGGCGACACCGTAGAGCGCACGTGGCGCCTTGCGTCAGATACGGTTGAACTGGCCTACACCCGTCCAAGTTATGCCACGTGCACGCTCTCGCTCAAACAAATTCCTGACCCGTCCTAAGCAATGATTTATCTCTACAAATTTGCCTTCTACTCGAAGCCCCTCGGCGGCGACCTGATTTCGTTGTGGACGCACACAAGCTATCAAATCTCTGTCACAAATGACGCATATCCCGCGGTTACGTTTACCCCGCAGCCCGGCATCACGCATTCCGAAGTTCGCTACGACGGCGAAAAGAGCGCCGGGCAAATCACGGTGACTGTGCCGCGTGACTACCCCGTAGCGCTGCTCTTCCTTGGCGGATACCCCGAAGGCAGCATTGAACTTGAAGTCATTGAACTCGACGACGCCAACCCCGCCACCGTGCCCAGCGTTGCCTGGCGTGGCTACATTCGCTCAAGCAACCTTAGCGAACTCACCGCAGAACTGCTCGGCACAGATGGCCGCGAAATGGCCGAGCGCCTAGGTCTGCGCCTTAACGGCTGTGCCGGCTGTCAGTGGAACCTCTACGGCCCTGAGTGCGGCCTGAACGAGGTGTACTACACCAGCACCGGCACTGTGACCGCCATCTCGCCGGACGGTCTCACTGTGTCCACGACGCTCACTGAGCCCAGCGCGAATCACTACAAAGCCGGCAACGCCAGGGCTAACGGGCAAACACGGATGGTCGTGGCTAACACCGGCGGAGAACTCACGCTCATGAGCGCAATGAGCGGCCTAACCGTAGGCGACACCATCACCGCTGCAAAAGGTTGCAGTCGCGACCCCGACAGCTGTAAATCGTTCGGGAATATCGTCAATTTCAGCGGTTTCGCAGAGTTCGAGACCCCGCGCAACATCTATTCTGAGGGGGTGAAATAATGGATTGGCTTTGGCTGATTGGTAAGTTTCTATTTTTCACGTGGCTGTCTGAAAAGCTTCGCTCGAACAAAGGCCCGACACGCCCCGCATCTGCCGGCCTGAAAGACATCAACTTTCCGACCGCGGACCCTACACGACCCATTCAATGGCTCATTGGCCGTCGAACGATTGATAACGCCAATTTGTTCTGCACGTACGACTTTGCAGCAGAAGAAAAATCAAAAAGTGTGCGTTCTGGACTGTTCTCTCACACGAGCGTTCCACAGCCGACCGAGTACTACATCTCAGCCGGCATGACGCTCTGCGGAGGCTCAGGGGTACTGCTCAAAGAAGTCTGGATTGAAGACGTCAAGGTGTGGGAAGGCTCTATCAGCGACGGCGGAACCGTGACCATCGACTACGTTGATGCTGACAGTGCGAAAGCCGAAAGCCCATTTGGCTTCAAAGGCTTGATAGAGTTTCACAGTGGCTCCGCCACGCCGAGCGCTTACATTGAAAGCAAGCGAGGCTCTACCGCAAACACGCCTAGCTGGCGCCACCTTACTTATGTCGTTCTGCGTGGTGCAACGTCAGGGGGATTTTGGTTTGGCACAAACACGACTGTGCAGCACATGAAATTCGTGTGCGAGCGTATGCCTACGGCCATCACTACAGGCCTTGGCGAGCCCGCGGATGCCGGCGACTACTGGTCTGTTGACGGTGACGCCAACCCCGCCTACGCCATGGCTGAAATTTTGACCGACCGCCACTACGGCGCAGGCATCCCCACGTCGCTGCTCGACATCCCAAGCTTTCACGCTGCGGCCAAGACGCTCAAGGACGAAGGCCACGGGACCTCCCAGATTTGGGACAGTCAGCGCGCCAGCGGGGATGTGGTGCTCGAACTTTGCCGACAAATCGGGGGCATCCTGCAACCAGACCGCGTCACCGGTTTGCAAACATTGCGCCTGTTCCGCGGTACCGACGCGCCGGTATTCACGCTAGATGACAGCAATATCAAGAAGCTTTCGCAGTTCAGTCGGAACTCGATGAATGAGGCTGTTAACACGATGCAAGGGCGGTATACCAGCAAGACTGAGGGCGGAAAAGAGCGCACGGTCGAAGTGCAAGATTTGGCAGCAATCAGCATCGCGGGGCAAGTGATTTCTGGTACTGCAAATTATGCTGGCATTACTAACGCTGCACTTGCAGGGGCGATTGCG